TGGTTTCGGCTGCGGCGAAAGTTGCGTTGTAGTTTGCAAACATTGTTGACTTGATAGTCATAGAAGTAACCTTTCGTAAAAGGAAGTGAAGTAACTACAATCTAAAACGATTAGAGTGTATTGGCGACCTTGTAAGCCTCTTCGAAGAGACCCCAAGGATCAGGAGAATTGGTGATGTCAATATCAGGAAGTGGCTTCAGCGTACGCGTGCGAATCAAACGCAAGTAACGCGTGTCACGGAACGCAATCGTACGGTTGATGACTTGCTTATTAAGACTTACGGGTTGATTTACAAGTTTACCTTGCACAGTAAGTTGTCGTATTTCTGTGGTAGCAACTTCACGCGAATCACTTCGCACAGGCGCAATCATTTCTACAACCTTGGACAAGCGTTCACGTAGACCAGGGGGCAAACTCAACGAGTGCTCTTCAATTTTGGCGGACTCTGCAATCTCAACCCATGCACGGCTAATGTGCGCTAACAGCCATACACCGTAACCGTGAGAGCGTAGTCTATGGGCTACGTCAATGACGGTGTCGTAAAGTTTTTCCCATGCGGCTGGACCGTGTGCTAACTCAAAAGAGTCACGACCCATTTGTTTGGCAACCCACGGCTTGAGCATACGAATCATGGGACTCATGGTATCGAACACCACCATGGAGGGGCGCTCTTCGTTGTTCTTTGCCATGTCGCAAAGCTGTTGCACTTTGGCCATGACGTGTTCCCATGTCATTACAAGGGGTTTGCCGTCTACGTCAATTGGGCGACCATCTCCGCCAATGCCAGGCCATACAACGCACTTGGCGTGGGGGGACACAGTGGAGGAGAGGTCTAGGTTGATGATGAATGCATCGGAACAAGATTGGAACAAGTAAGACTTGCCCGAGTTTTGTTCTCCTACAACCATACCTAGTAGATTTCGAAGCGAGTATTGTCCTGGCCCGCCTTGAAAACCCAATGATTTGTATGCCCGTACGGGCGGTGTATTAGACGATGTTGTTTGATGAATGCTCATTGATTTCCTAATCTTGCTATTTCTCCGAACGCATCGCCGTAGCCACGAGCAGGGCGAAAGTCCATTGGTTCTTCGTTATCAAATTTTACTTCAGGCTCCGCTTCTGGGCGGGGGACAACGTCCCCCCCGCCCAGAGCGGGCACCACATTCGCAGGGTTAATGCCGTCTATCTGAATAACCTTGCGAAATTGAATGCCAAGTATTTCTAGCCACACATTGAATGTGGAGAAAGAAACTGTGCTTCCTGTTTTGGATTTAAATGCCGCGTGTAGAGAACTTTTGTTAGAAATTTCCCCTGCTGATTCCCTGATGACTCCTGAGATATAAGGCTTAACGATCTCAGTAAGAATCTGTGACTGTAAATTTCCATATTCATTACGAAGTATTTTTGCTTCTGGGTACTGGTCAGACATTTGCAATCTCCTGTGTTGCGTCTCGGTCAACTACCATGAAACCTTCTTGCATCACGATGTCAGCCCACTCTGAGACAGGACGCAACACGAATGGTGCGTACGGATCTAATGTGCCAGTACCATGAATTTCTGTAGGCCACGGATATTCTTCCGGTTCAATTTGCGCGAGCCGCCATCTGTTGATGGCTTGAAGTCGAGCAGCGTATTGAGTTGTCCATGCTTTGTCAAGTAGCGCAGTGCCACTTGTAAAGGATAAATTTACTAATGGATCTATGCTGCGATCTTGCGCTGTGTGCAAGTAATCGCCACGACTTAAGTACCAGTCTTTGCACCGTTCCATGTAGTTCTCTAGGCGCGGTTCCCCTAAGTATTGCTTCTCATTGCGGGGTTCACCCTTGCGAGGTCCACTCTTAAAGGGTGACGTGTCTAGCATGAAGTCACGATCCATTTGACCAAAGGAAATGGTTGGTTTCTTAATAATGGCATGGAGCATTCCCCCCACGGAGATGTCGTCGGGTAGATCAAACATACCCTGTAGGGTGCCACGGTTAATAAGGTCGTCTATTACCATCATGTAGTGTTGAGTCTGGGGTTCAATAGGGCAAGAGGCTGCGCGGATACGGGGAGAGATTGCTGTTGTCTTATAGTCAACGATCCAGATTGACTTCTGTGACACCTGGTACAACAATCGGTCTGGCTGGATGACGCATTCCACAGGGTTGGTGCGGTCATCGTCTACTTTTAGTTCGGTCTTAAGGGTGCATTCACAACACAACTCGATGAAGTCAGGGTTGTTGAGAAAGGTGTGGAGTGTGCGTCCGTTAGCAAGCGAGCCTTCGATGGGGATGGCGCTTGCGGTGACCGCCCATGCCCATGCGGTCTGTGCGTCTTGGTCTTCCGTGGCAAGGATCTCGCGGATGCGGGTATCGCCTACTGCCATCTGGGTACACACGCCACGGATCTCGTCAAGGCGTGTTTCTAGCTTGACGTCGTACTTGGCTTTTGCTTGACTTACGTCTGGCATCAGCAAGAGTTCCAAGGCTGCGTGAAACCACGTGCCATGGGAAAGGGCTTGGCTCCAGCGCAGGGCTGGCACGAGGCCTAGTTTGCGTCCTAGGTAGTAGTGGAACGGCGAACCGATACCACGGAAGTCTGAGGAACGGACGGGGGGACGACGCTCTATGAGTCCTGAAGCGGCAAGGATATTACGCGACCCGACGAGGGCCGTAGACATTGGTGGTGACATGATGTGTTCTCCTGTAAGAGTTAAGTAGCTAACGCATCCAATTCTGCTTGAGATTTTGCAATTGGAAAGAATTTAAAATTTGCAATAGTAAACGCCACATTGCCTGTCAAAAGACCAATAACAATTTTGTCAGGTGTAACAAAACTATATGTTGCACCAACCGCTACGTATGCAGTTGCTGCGACTCCATTGCGGCTTGCCGTAACAACAGTGCTTGTAATAGAACTAGCCAATTTAAAATTAACGCCTTGTGACAAAGTTGTAAATGTTGTTTCATTAGCTTGATTTGATGCACTACCTGTTGGCAACCAAGTTACATAATTGCTTGTTGTTGAATTTATTTGTGACCTTAATACTTGCGTAGTTCCACCGCTATCTTGAAAACCAATTATGGTTGGGTAACCGCTTGTTGGAATTGCGTGTACGTTTGCTGAATAACAAAATGTTGCGGGCGGTGCTGATGTTAAGCCAATGTTTGCAGGGGTAATTGCAAAGGTACAATTATCTGCTGCTCTAGTACTTGTAACACTATATGTTGGGATATAGGAACTTGCGCCGTTACCTAGTTCTACTTGCATTCCCCATATTATTAAACCTTGTGATGCTACTCCTGTAAAATTTTGTCCTGTTGAATCTGTGCTTGTGCTAGAAGTCATAAAGGTATAAAAACTATTTCCTGCAGCATAAGTTCCTGTTAGAGAAACTCTATACCAATTGTTTGGATATGCCGTAATTGTTGCGGCTTTGTTTGCTGCCGTACCACCAAGAGTAACTAAGGTACCCGCACCGTTTAAATCAAATACTGCGCTTGCCCCTATGTATCCTGTTGCGTTAATCCCCCCACGATAATTACTATCTTTTCTTTTTAACCAAATTGATATTGTCATTACACCACTTAAAACAGGAACGCTTGAGTATTGCAACCTGTGATAACCAAGAACAGTAGTTGGGAAAAAACATACTGCTGTTCCACCTGAAGGAGAAATTTCTGTATTTGTTCTACTTAAGATTGCGTTGTCATTATAAACACCTGCGCTTGTTACAAAAGATTCTGAATACAAAGCAGAATTTGTATTTGTATCTTCAATTAAAAGTCCTTTTGCTTGAAGTGTGGTGGGGTTGTAATCAAAACGAGGTCCATAATATCTTGCACTAGTAGAATAGTTAGGAAGAAAAGTAGGTGAAACAGCTTCACCTATTTGCAATTGAACTGATGAAACCACAAGAGTATATGTTCCTGCGGCTGCGCCTGATGCTGATCCTATTCTAATTTGAGCACTAGAAGCAGTAGCTGTAAACAAAAGTGTATACGTGCCTGCAGTTACTGTAAATCCTGAACTTGAAGGAGAACCATCTTTGTAATAAACGTAAGGGCCTGATGTGTTATCGACTGAAATTAAGTTGCTAAAGTTAGGAGACTCTCCTGTAACAGAATGCACAACAATTGATATTGAATATCTAAGACCAATTATCAATGCGGGAGGGGCTTGATACAGAAACGATTGTGTGCCTGCTGTTATTGCAATTGAACGTTTTCCTAACGATGGAATAGTTACTACAGCAGGAGTACCTGCTCCGTCATAAAACGACCAACTTGTAGGGGTTGGGTTTGAATCAGTCCATGCGGTATTAAGTGCTACGTTTGATGGTGCAGTTGTTACATAACCTGATGAATTTATATAGGTAGCGTTGGGACCTGGGCGTGTAAATGCAAAACGCGAATCAAGTACACCCCCCATAGTTGTAAAGTCTAGATCTATAGTAGAGCCGTCGGATGCAGATAGCGCGGGGAAGATTCGATTGCGTTGATCTCGCAATCCAAATGCATCTAACGTCGAGGTGCGTGTGCGATTCAAAACTTACAAGCTCCCAACATTAGCATTGCATGCTACTGCACTAGCAGAACGAAAACTAAACTGAACAAGTTGGCATCCCAAAGTATCCACTACAAAGAATGCACTGGTTGCAAGACTTGTTGAGTTAAAGATTTTGCAATCTCCAATATTTTTTGTAATAGCAGAACTACCTAACAAAGAAGCAGTACCATTAATTGTTTGAGTATCACTACCGTTTAAAGTGAAACTTACATCACA